CCGCGCCGTCGCTGGCCAGATCGCCGTGTAGCTCGTTTTGGGACGGGCGACCTTCACCTGCGAGGTGAGAAGATCGAGACAGGGCATGATATCCTGCGTTCCGGCGAAGACGGCGCGAAACGGCAACAGGGGCGGTAGCGCGCCGCCAGCGTTCAGATTGCCGATATTGACGTCATTGAGCGAGGTCCAGACCCCTGAGAGCTGCACCTGATATGTGAGCGCTGTCGAGGATGGCGCGATCGCCGCCGCCAGAATGTCGATCGAGGTGATGCCGCCCGAGAGTTGCAGGCTCGCGAGATCAATGGCCGTGACGGTCTGGCGGAATTTGCAGGCATGGAAATCGGCGACGATATGTTTGGTCGGATCCGCAACGCCATAGCCGCCGGTGACGCCAAAGAACATGCCTTGCGGAAAGGATGGTCCCGAGGCGGTGGCGATGTAATGATTGCCCGGGGTGATGACGGAAAGCGCGTATCGTTTGCCGGCCTGCATATAGACGGGCTTCGAAAAGGCGAAGACCGTTTTTGCCGGGGCGGCCTGCAGGGCGGATCGCGCCAGCGTCGCCTGTGCGAGGGTTTTGGCGAGGTTCCCCTCGCCGGTGGTCTCGCATTCGCAGATGGCGATGGTGACGGAACCGGTAGCGTCGAGAGCGGTGAACAGCAGGCCGACCGAATGCAGCCAGAAATCCTGCCCGACGGGAAAGGTCTCGTAGATGGAGGCGCCGGCGATCGAACTCGTCGTGGTGACGACGTCCCAGTAGGGCTCCTGATAGATGTCGGTCCAGAACTGCTTCAGGCGAATGAAGGCGTGACCCTGCGCGGCGCGCTGGGCGTCGGCGGCGGAAAGCGAGAAGGTTTCGCCATTGCGGGTAAAGGTCTGGCTAACAGGATCATAGGTTCCGGAACGCCAGAATGCGGAATTTGTGCAGACCGTGAACTCCCGGCCGTAGCGGATCCGCTGCCGGCTCATCGTCTTCTGGACGATATTCTGGGTCTGGTAGGTGTAGGCGGAAATCTGCGTCGCGCCGCTCTGCGGACCGGTCGTGAAGCGCAGCGCCGGGTCATAGGCAGGGAACAGAACGCCGCCCGCAATGGTTGCGAGCGGATTGAGCGGGTTGAATAATTGCAGCGCCGTGACGGCGACGCCGTCGTCGGCGAAGCGCACGCCTTCCGCCACCTTGCAGTTGGAATTGACGTTCGTAATGTCCGTGTTCGCCGGATCAAGGAAGAAATCGGCGCTGGAGTCGGCGGCGTTGGAGGGGATGCCGTTACGCGCCTCCAGCACAGCGAGGCGACCGAGCATGCGGCCGGTGAGCTGCGAGCTGTCGGGTCGCTTCAGATCGTTGGACAACCGCGCGATGTCGGATGCGAGCGAGGCGAGCTGGGGCGCCGCCGCCGCCTCGAAGGCCTCGAGGTCGATGACGCGATCCTCGACGTCGGCGAGGGTTGGAACTTCATTCACGGAAAAATTGGTAACGCTCTCGACGCCGGTCGGGGTCAGGATGACTTTGGCAATCGGCAAGAGCGTCGCGTCGATGACAGGCGGCGCAGGATCGGGCGCCTCGGCGCCGATGGATGTGCCGAGATTGGCGACGCGGGCGTGGACGATTTCGAGGATTTGCGGCTGATAGACCGGGTTCTGCGGCGTCGATTGGGCGGCGATCAGCACATTGCGCGGCGTCGCGCCGGTGTCGACTTCGGAGCCCCATGCGGAGATCAGCACGATACGCTTTGCGGCGACCGGCAGCTGCGCGACGAAGTCGTAGGCTGTCGGCGTATCCTTCGCGTAGACCTTTCCGGAATTATACAGCCGTCCGACGGTCAGCGTGACCTGCGCGGGACCACTTTTCGCGGCGAGAAAGCCGGCGTAGCGGGGTGTGGCGACGATGGCGTCGGCGACGATATGATCGATCGAGTCGGCGACATAGGTCTGGAGATTATTGATGTCTTCCGGCACGTTTTCGGCATAGGCGAAGACATTGATTTTCTGTTCCATGATCAGGCTACCTTGCGATCGTCGCCGAAGTTGAAAGCGCCGAACCGGAGGCCGGCGGAGAAAGTGACGGGTTCGTAGAGTTTGAGCGAAACGTGAATGTCGTCGCGCGCGGCCTGCGCGATCGTGATGGCCTCGAGGGCATCCCAAAGGGGATCAAGCGGTTCGCTGCGCCAGAAGCCGACACCCCACCATGCGCCGAAGGACCAGCCCGGCTTTTTGATCGGCGCCTGCAGGGTCAGTTCGGCCGTGAAAGGTTCGATCGCTGAACGTGACCAGCCCCAGAAGGACATGGGCCGGCCGAATGTTCCAACCTTGCCCGGATCCATGAAGCGCAGCCGGTCGTAAAGATGCAGAGCAGCGTCGGACGGGGTCCGGAAGGAGGCATTGAAGAAGCTCGGCCAATGAAAAGCTTTCCATGGCGGCGCGGCGACTGTTTCGGCGACGGGCTCCGGACGCACGCTCGCGGGAACGAGTCCGGGCGCTACGGCGAAGGACTGTGCCTGCGCGTTTGGCGTGATGGCGATCAGATGCGTAGCAGCATCCGATGGGATGCGAAAAGCGAACATGCCGACGCGAGAATAGAAATCCTTCCATGGCTGTCGTGCGCGCAGTGAAACCGTGTAGCTCGCGTCGACCGCGCCCTCGAGGCCGGCGACGGTGACGCGCGTCTCAATGCCTTCCTCGACGAAGACGGCTCGATCCGTCCATCTCTTCGCCGCGTCGCTCGGGTTCCATGCGCCGGCCGACCAGAAGGAATACCCATAAAATATCTGCGCAGGCCCCGCGTCGGAAACCGGCGGACCGGGATAAATCCGGATCTCCGGCATGCGCGCCATGATCGCCGCGCGTTCCGTTTCCGACATGGCGGGAACCCACCACATCCGGTCGCGAGGTCGCACAAACTTGACGACATCGGCGTCAACGAGACTGACGTAATCCCGGATCCCCTGCGGCGTCGTCTTGAGGCGCTTCAGTTTCCAGATGCGGGCAACGACGTCACGTTTTTTTGCCTCCGGCCAGCCGTCTTTCCAGACCTCGAGGCCGAGACCCCATGCGAGCCACGGCAGCAACCGTTCAGGACAGGACTGCGGGCTCCACAGTCGACGAATAATCTCCGCGTCGAGAGGCCGCCGTTCCGCGGATGTTACCGATTGCGCGATCTCCCATGGCGTCGAATTGGGCGGGAGGAGCGACAAATCCTCGTTCACGATGCGGCGATCAGATTGACCGTGATGGATCGGGCCCAGGGCGCAGCGTCCGGCGGGGCCACGATATCGGCGGCGGGCGAGACGAGAATAAACTTGGTCATCGGCGGAATGCGCCCTGCGGCGATAAGGGCATCAGTTGGCGCGACGCCGCCGATCGTCTGTAACCGCGCGGCGGCGGTGGCGAGCGCGGCGATACTGGCCGTCCGGATGGGCGCAGGCGACGGGCCCGCCGGAATGATCGCGTCGACGACAATGTCATAGGCGAGCGGCGTGACCGAGCGGACGGTGACAATGTCGGTCAACTGGCCGCCGTCATCGGCCTGTAAAATCGTATTGACCCGGGCGACGACCTCCGGCGAGACCGTCCCGTCTGCGCCGCGGCCGAGCAGGATGACGTCGATACGCCCGCCCGGGCTCCGGACGAGCCCGACACTGCGGACTTCCGGCGCGGCCTGAAGGGCGATGAGCCGATAGCCGCCCCCGGTCAGACCGACCGCCGTTCCCTCCAGCGCGACGCGGCAAAGCGCGCGCAGTTCGTCATCGGATTGCAGGACGGCAGGAGCCGTATCGGTCGCGGGCGCGATCGTCAGACGACGCAGCCCAAGCAGCGCTGCGAGATTATCGAGATCGGAACCAACAGCATAGGCCAGCATTACCGAGACTGCGGCGTCATTGATCGCCTGCCGGTCGAGCATCTCCCGGTAGGCGTCCTCCTCCTGGTGGATGATACTCGGGTCGCTTTCGATCGCGCCGACATCGAATGGCACGCCGGCGACGGTGAAGCGCGCCGTCAGCTCCGCAATGCGCGCTGCCCGGATCGTCTCGTAATCGACCGACTCTACCACCTGAGGCGGGGGAACCAGCGACAGGTCGAGGGAAGCGAAAGGAAATCGCGACATCAGAGCGTCACCGTCTTCACAGCCTCGACCGTCATGTCGCCACTGAGCGCGCGCGGGCGGTAATCGCCGATCATGCGAATGCCCAGCCGGCCTTGACGGAGATCATTGGCGCTGTTTTCTGCGCCCTGAAATTCGAACTGGCGCACCCGGAACCGCGGCTCCCAGAGCTCGATCGCGATAGCGATCGCGGTATAGAAGCGCAGCAGGGTCGCAGGAACGAGGTTGCGGCCAAGCAGACCGGGGATGGCTGAGCCAAAGCTGCGCCGCATCACCCGATCGCCAATACGCGTCGAGAGGATGACGAGGATCGATTGAACGACATGCGGCCAGTCCGACAGCGGCCTGCCGGTGAAGCGATCGATCCCGGTGGACATCCGGCATCACCATGTGGTTGCGTTCGGCGGCGTTCCGGGAACGCCGGCGATTTGTGGGCCGATCAGCCCGATGACACTCTGGATCGTCCTCGCCGAATGAATGGAGCCGGAAACCATC